GCTGCCCAACGAGATCGAGAACAACTTTATCAACGGTGGAGAGAACTCGATGAAGAGGTTATGTATCCGGGATTGAATCAATTTCTAGAAGAATTGCATGAGGAATGGACCGACCGAGAAGATGGTACATCGGTCGTAGAAGTCAACTCTCCTCCTGAGACGTGACGTTTATATAAGGTGGTGCTGATGGATCTATTCTAGCCGAAGATCGTGTATCCACTTGTGCAGATGGATCTAATCTACCCGGTGCATGTATTACTTTTAGTCTCATAAGTTCTTGTAATTGTAAATGTATCTGTTTGAGTTCGTTGCATATTTTTACGTACACCCACTCCCTCTTTGTTGGGAACATCTCATCATCCATGATTTCCATGATCTTTCGTACGTGTTCCATACCTAAGTGAAGCCTAGAATTTATATTTTCCAAGAAAACATGGAACACCCACTCCCCGCCGGTATTTTCGTTGAGTTTGATGGCTGGACTGAAGAGGATTTTGATGATGAGATCCGAAGACTTAAAAATCGCGTGAAAGAACTCAAAAAACTTAAGAAACCCAAAACCCTCGTACCGATTGAAGAGGATGAAGATGACGACGATATCATGCACGACCCCGATGTTCGTGAGATGGTTGAAAATGGTGAACACACCTGTCACATGTTTGACGCACCCTGCCAAGCATGTGAAGATGATGAGGAGGAAGAAGTTTAAATTATACAAAACGCATGAAACCATCTTGAAATTTCATGGATTTATAGCCAGTGTAATATAGATGCATATTCCATATACCGTTTCTTGGTCCGTAAAGTATATTATCTTTTATGTTAACTTTAATAAAAGTCTTATCTGATTGGGTTTTACTAAAATCAAAATATCCCGTTGGATTGGGATCTTTTGGATTTAAAGCAAATGTATAAGTGTATATATGATGTTGTTTAGGTAAAGATAACGTATTTTTAGAAGTGGTGTAAAATCTAAAATATTTAGGACCATTTTCTATAGTTCTAATTACCTGTTCACCATTGATATACATATCTATGTTTGACACGTTGTCATACTCCGAATATATATCATCAACTAACTGTCCCGTGGGTAGTGCAGTTGAAAAATTATAACGGTTACTATAATGTGCGAATTGTTGATTGTTTGTTCCGGTATCGAGTGACTCTTGTAGTGGTCCGAAACTGGAATTAAGTGCATCGTCTTCTTTTTCAAAGTCACTATTTCTGATAAACCAATGTAACGATTTAACGGGGATTTTGGGTATAAGATTTGCAACAATTTCATTTGTACCTGGTTTATTTTCATATGATGGGTGTATACCAACAAAATCAGTTGTTATTATTTGGGGTTCTTTTACCATAAACAAACGTTCTTCATCTGTTATCGTGATTTCATCTGTTATAATATTGAAGTAGTCAAGTTTTATATCACTTTCTGTGGGTGTAAAAAATGTCTTTTTATGAAACTCAATTTCGAATTCTATTTTCTGTTTATGTATTGCACATAACGGAAAATATGGCCTTTCAGAAACTTCTGAATCAAACCGCCTAGAAAAGAAAAATCGTATTGGTAATGTTATAGGAATCATTCTTTTATGTATTTCTTCAAATATCGAATTAGTCGCCCACAATCTATGTGACCACCCTCGATTAAGGTTAAGTTCTGACATTTTTTTTTCGTCCACATCTTGATAAATGTTATGATATATGATGTTCCAATCAGAATCTATTTTTTCAAGTTGAATGTCGTCTACAAACATAGTTACACTTTTAATTAAGTGGTAACCAATCATAGGTGCGTACCTATCCAGTGGTCCTGGTGGATTATTGGGAAATGCTGATAGGGGTATAGTTATAGCCATATTTGATAATAAGTCACCCATTAATTTTGGATTAAACCCGACCTTGATTTTCTTACCCCATGGCCAGTTGGATTCATTTTCCGTATTTTGTATAGTCTTAATTTTCTGCTTTATATAAAAAGGGGTATGTTGTTTATAGGAATCTCTAAAAAATGAATGATCCAAGTCTTTGGAAACTAGGTGAGTGTCCTGTTTTCCAATAGCTTTCAATGAAATTTCTGCAACATCACTACCCATACTCTATGTATACAAAAAAACCTTTAAACGATATTATGTAGAAAAATCATTGATATAAACATCTTGAAACACAGACGCTCTATTGGTTGTACCGGTTGCACGCGCATTCCATGGCGAAGAATTAATACCATTGGAAAACTGGCCGAAATATACATTTTGATTAGACGTACCGGTGGTTGGAAATAATCGATAATCTCTACTATCTATTTGTGCCGATGCCAATTGTTGAGAAGTCGAAAAGCTGGAGCTGTACTCGTTACCATTTTCATATCTGCTATTGTTAAACGTCGCGGTCCCCAAATATGTGAAATTATTTCCTGTCCGCATAGCCGTTTCTGTTGGGGTACCACTACCCCCATACCTGTATAGTCTGCACAAAAAACCATAAGTATGAGTTACATACCAGTACGTTCTAAACCCAAACCCGCTACGGCTTGTGCTCGTTATAGATCCGTTTCGATTCATGTTACCGGTAACCGTTAACATAAGTTTCTCTGAGGCAGACGGAACCGAGCTATAATTCACAGTTATCTGAGCGCTGTTGTTCAAACTAGGTCCCACCCACTCAATTTTTATACGCCCAGTGGTCAGGGCAGTTACCCTAAGATATGATGAGTTGTTCCCTATCTTACATATTTGTCCACCCGTAGAATTGTTTGATGCTACTGGATGTGTATAAGTGAAATTTTGTACAATCGTCCCTTTATTCACTCCACCTACCGTTCCACATGTGAATATATATTGAGACCCAGTAGATATCTGAGCCGCACTTGCACTATATCTCACATTATGTAGAATTCTATTAATAGCCGGTCCCGAAATTGTTCGAGTATTACACGTGGGTGAATAACTTCGAGTTATTCGTGTTATTGTGGGAGGATAGTTGTAATTAGTATTTATTGAATCACTTACTGCTAGATTAAGGGAACTGTAATTATTTGCGTCGACAATTGGTTCATACCCACTATATTTTTGAGTAGTTGTGGAAGGTGAAAATGATATTGCATTAACAGTGACAGTTCTATTTCGAGTACGCGAATTTCCACCCAAAACTTTACTCGTGGCTGTCCAACTGATGGTATATGTACCAATGGCACTTGTGTCGAGATTACCACTACTGAATTGTGGTGTATTTGTAGTATCTGCTACAACATTTGTAACCCCAGCGTCTTGTGCTTGACCATATGTGTCACATTCTGTAACAGTCGCATTACCCCCACTTAAACTAAAACTAGCCCTGGCCCCACTGGTGCTATACACTTGTACAGTTCTGGAAACTGTTCCTACATTTAGAGCTCTATCAGTAACTGAATAGGTAATAGTATAAGTACCCGGTGTAGACATATTGACTGTATTATTTGTACTGTATGATAAGCTTTGATCGGGTGCATTAATTGTAATTGGTGGATTAGGTATCCCCAAAGACCCACCATAATTTTCAACCACTTTAATATAACTAGGTCCTTGTAAATTTAGAACGGGTGCGACAGTATCATTTGTAACAACGATGGTTCGTGTGTTAGTTCCTATATTTCCAGCCGAATCGGTTGCGGAATAGGTAACTACATATGTACCGGCTTGGGTAGGATTTACTGCACTCACAACTGTACCATTTCGGCGCACAACCTGTGTCACAGTTTCACCCCCATCCGATGTAGCTCCATGCTCTGTATACGTTTCCGAGTAACCATTTGTCGAATTATAAACCAAATCAACTGGATTGTAACTAGGATTGTTTAAGGATATAATCGGAGCATTGGTATCTCTTGTATATATGACTTGTCGTATGACGGTTCCTGTGTTACCAGCAATATCTGTTGCACTATACACCACATTGTAAGTTCCTTGTGTTGTTGGTTGAATTGCGCTAGTATCTATACTAACTGTCTCACCACCATCTGATGTAGCACCATATTCTACGTAGGGTTGTATATAGGTTGGAGAAACTGAGTCGTTGAATATTAAATTAATCGGATTTGCAGATGGATTGGTAAGTGATAAAATTGGATCTATGTCATCCTCGGTGACTATAACGGTTCGTGATGCAGTTCCTATATTACCAGCGATATCTGTTGCTGTATAAGTAACTGTATAGGTTCCTTCGCTTGTAACATTTACTGCGCTACTATCTATAACAACTGTTTCACCACCATCTGCTGTGGCACCATATTCCACATATGGTTCTGAATATACGGGTGTAACGGTACTATTATAGGTTAATCTCACTGGATTTTCAGTCGGATTCGTTAAAGTTATAGTGGGTGCTATAATATCCTGTGCAACTGTGATCGTTCGTGTGTTAGTTCCTATATTACCAGTGGTATCTGTGGCTGTATATGTAACTATATAAATACCCTCAAAAGTCACGTTTACACTATTGACATTTACAATCGCTCCTCCACCTATTGGGGTTCGAGTAATAGTTGTGACTATAGTTTCACCTCCATCAGATGTAGCTCCATATTCCGTATATGATTGAGAATATCCAGTCAAGTTATTGTAAATCAAATTTAAATTATTATAGTTGGGAGTATTTAGCGTTACAAGGGGTGACGTGGTGTCTAGAGTAACTATGACACTTCTTGTAGTAGTTCCTATATTACCAGCGGTATCCGTTGCTGTATATGTAACTGTATATGTACCAGCTGTAGTTGTATTTACCGCACTACTATCTATAACAACTGTTTCACCACCATCCGATGTGGCACCATATTCTATATAAGACTGAGAATATACAGGTGTAACTGTATCGTTATATATTAGATTGATTGGATTTTGGTTGGGGTTGGTAAGAGATATTAATGGAGCGGTGGTATCTCTTGTAACATTCACAATCCGTGTATTAGTCCCAATATTTCCACTAGTATCTGTAGCTGTGTATATAACTGTGTACACACCCTCTATGGTTGGATTTACTGCAGCGACTGGTACAGTCGTACCTCCACCAATTGGGGTTCTTGTGAAGGTAGTAACAATAGTTTCGCCTGTGTCTGCTGCAGCCCCATATTCCAGATATGGTTGAAAATATACAGGTGAAACTGTGTCATTAAATATTAAATTGACTGGATTTGCAGTCGGAAAGTTTAAGGATACGACAGGATCTGTCGTATCAACAACATTCACAAATCGAGTAAAACCTTTATGATTATTTTTCCCATGTTCATTCACTATCAAGTAATCGAAACTATAATTCCCAACCGTGTTAATATCAAGATTGTTACTACTTTCGAATGTAAATTCGCTTGATACATTTAAGCCGGGATCTATGTAATTTTGTGCACGTTCATGTATTATCGTTTCATTTCCGATAAGAAATGAGTCAACGTTCGGGTTTGGGAAGTCGTCTACATCTCTAAGTTTCGTCGATTTACCATTTGCGTGTAGTGGATACAATAATTGGGCACTTCCATCACATATTTTCATGACATTATAACTTTTGGCATATACGAACAGATCATGTTTATGTGTCCACCCAGTCTTGAAACCTTCTATCTTGAGTAATTGATTTTTAATAGTTGAAAAATTAAGTTGTCCAGATGGTTTCGAAAGTTCAGGACGATTTGCGAAACTCCACATATAAATACGTCTATTAAGAGCCGTGTTTGTATGATATTTAGAGCCCGGTATAGCTCTAAGAAAATGGGACGCGAACTCACCAACACCATCGAACGGTATAACTTCTTCATCATCCAATTTTAATGATACACTTTTTATAGACTCCATTACTGCTTGAGGATACTTCGTGGACACAAAGACGTTGTTAGTCTCCCTATTACCGTAATTTCTAACAAATCCATCAAAATCTGTAATACCTTGAAAAAAACATAACTCAGATGTGGTTATATTCGGATCTTGTAACAATTCAATTGCGCGTTTGTTATTTTTCTTGGTAATAATGAACAATTCTTTGACTGGGTTACAGAAGTTTAATTTAAATTCATTCTTTTGAGATTTTTGGACGTATTCGTCATCATAAAATCTCCCTTCGTATTCCTGCCAATTGAAAGTATTGAGTTGTAACTGTGTTATAATATGTGTGACGGGATTGTTTTTTATTCTATCCCTTTCGATTTTATCTAAGTGTACTAATTCCAGTCTCAATTTACACGTATCCATTTCGATATTGATATCATTATAATTCTTGGGTGTTTTTGTATCACGTGAGAAAAGTTGAATATTTCCACACTCAAGTGAAGTTTCTGAAAGAAGTGTTTCCGTAAGTGGGTCATAAGTAGTATCAGGAAACGGGAGTTCAGATTTAGGGTTCCAATCGGCCGTATTTGCAGATACCGCGAGATCATTTCCATCACCACTAACTGATATATTTTTGGATGCGAACCCAGAAATTACACCATCTCCAAGAATTTGATTTACGATAGATTTAAACTTAAAATTGCCAGATCCATCAAGTTCATATATGGATACCCAACCACCCACCGTATCCATCGGAGATTCATTACCTCCCAGAACAGTATTTGAATCTGCACCTATGATCAATGTTTTATCATCATCACTAAAATCCATTGTTTTACCAAACTCCCATCTCTTCTGAATTGGGTCACTCCAAGATGTATAAATTCCATGACCAAAATCTATACTATGCTTCAATCGGTCAGTGTATGAGGGTAACTCGGGATAAATGGTTTGATGTAGCCGATAAGAACCACCAGCGGTTGTTATATTCATCGACCCACCCATACCTGAGTGATTTTGACAGTAATAGTAAAGTGTGGTACCAGCTTTTCCAATGGGTACAACAAACGTTGTTAATGCGGGTGATGAATTACCACCACCAGGTAAATTACCATTACTCGTTACACCTGTTGTATATACTGTACCACCATTATGTACACCGTTACTTGTTTCAGAGAATTTCAATGGATGACCACTATTACTTGGATCTGATTGGTTGAATGTATATGTTTTATTTGCATGAAGTTCGATAGTATCTTGTTGTACACCATTTATATAAAATTTATTGGAACCCGAAGAAGGGTCTTGTGCTACAGTGACAATAAGATTGATTACAGTTGTTGTAGGAACTCGTTTATAAACCTGCACACGCCCAACGTTCCAATCTTGGTTATCAACTTTAGAGAATACCAATCTATTCGATGGTACCCAATGGGGTTCAGATACGATGAGCATTTGACTTGTCCTAGAAATACATATTGCCTGTCCAAAATTGAAATTATAGGTTGGGTTGTCCGGTGGTTCTAATGTTTGAACAAGTGAGAATGGTTTTTCCCAATCTTGTCTATAGAGATCATACGTTTCCCAATCGTTAAAATTCCATTGGTAAATTGATACAGATCCCCGAGTAGCATTACTTGTGGTATCTGGTACAAAACTTCGCGGAATAGTGATATTCCTTACATGCCCCCAAAATAATGCAAATGATCCGTTATCTTGTTCAGCTGTACGTCCATCCAAAAATGTTGGACCAAAATCACTTGTTTCCCAGTAATCACTTAACTGAAAATCTGATAGTGAATTGACAGTAGATGATGTAGTGTCAACACCAATAGAACTATTTGGCCACACTAAATGATATGTACCCCCTAAAGTGGAGTCGGTTCTTTCGAAAGTATCTCCAAAGTCGGTGTATCCGGGGTAGTTTGAAGTGCCATTTAGTTTATTTGGATACCAGGTGTAAATTCGTAAAAAAGAGAATAATCCTGCTGGACCTATAGACCCCATACTCGCAACAATTGCTTTACCCGCCGATGACATGCGTGTAATTTTACCAAAGTTATGATATAAACTACTTACCTGATTGGACGCTCGGGGAAGTGTATATAAACCAAGTAGTAGATTTGGTTCATCTATAATATCAATATCCTTAAAAACATATCTCTGGGTATAATTATGCATGAATGCATGAAGTTCGAGCATCGGAGAGGTAACAACTTCACTTGACACTTTTTCACCACTTTCAAGTTCTTCAATCTTTTTCAATCTATTGGCGCTCATATTGCTGTGCGATGTTCCATGTGATATATCATATTCATCACTAACGGGGTGATGTGCAAATATACGAATATGACCCACAGTAGGATAAAAACTGTAATCAAAATCACCGTTAGAAGATAAACCTGGTGCATTTACCATTGCTGTGACAGTCGGGGGAGTATTGCTACCAAATCCATATGTATACCTAACACCCCATGACTCACCTAGATTGTTTGTAGCAGCTATCAGACCTCTATTTCTCCAGTTAAAGGGTTCAGCTAAATCATTTTGGGTACCTATATCGGTGAATGGGTTATCAGAACCTCCATATACATTCTCTATTTGATAGTTGAAAACATCATTTAACATATTTGGACCAGTTTTTTCCATCGAGAAACTATTATATGTCGTTGTGTCATAATAAATTGTATCTAGGATTTCTAAAGTGTTTGTACTCAAATAAGGGTTAACCAGGGTTGCGTTTTTAGAGTATTCTTTAGTTCCATCTATAATACGCATACTAATTGTACCGTTGTTCTTATTAGGGAATGAATTATAGAATACTTTTGTAATATCGGTGTCTATATACCTTTCTACATTAAATTCCGTAAAAAGGTCGTATGTATAACTGGCGCGGCCAGGTGTGCCACCAGAGCCTCCCACCAAAAAATCTCGCATAGACCACGCCGGTAAACTATATGTATCTGAATATGGATACCAACTCCTTGTTTTAGTGGTACCATTTCCTCGATATATACTTAAACTATTTTCACCTAAACGAGCATCGGACATACTAGCTCCCGGATTTTCGTACCATGAAACACCACTATACTTAAAATATGAATAGACTGTTCTTTCCCACCCTTTTATAAGTTCTAGGAATATCGGAGGTCCCCTCCGCGTCCAATTTCCGTCATAAAATGTGGGAATTGGGAAATTTACACAGTCTTCTCCATATAGGTCAGGTATCTTTGAAAACAAAATATCCTTCAATTCTCTAAACTTTATTTCAACCTCAACTTCTTGTTTCGTAATTGCACACAATGGTAAACATAATTCCGTCGTTTTATAAAAATAAAATGGGAGATCAATCTGAAAATCAAACTTCTTTTGTGTATGTTTCGTAGAAAATGATTTTCTACAACCATACCAACTGGAAAATGTAGATTGTGGTATTAGTCCAGTAAGATTTTCAATACCCTCTTGTTGTCTAGAGTTGTTGAAATAGGTCTTATTTATGGTGATATAATTTGAATCTAATCGTTCAATGACTGTACCACCAATGATAAGATCTGCATACTCTATCACAGCTATACCAGCTCCATCCTGATAATATAAATTCCATTCATTTGGAATATCATCGGCTTTGATAGTCAGTGTTATAGATTTAAGTAGATCACCTATATTTTGAGGTATAGTAAACTTGACCGTTTTACCAAATCCGATAGTTTCTCTTTTAGGATTAAGATCTGTATAATTAATCGAGAAATTGGGGCGTTTGGTTACCTGTTTATGGAATAACGTTCCCTCAGGATTTAGCGTTAGATATTTATCATTTTCACCGTATGTTACAACACCTAACCTACCTGCCATTAATATATTAGAACATTAATATTTTAAGCCACATAACCCACCATTGAACACAATAACATTATAATTCACTGCATACATGGTTAAAGTGGATCCATACAGGTTATTCCATACTGAATATATAGAATTGGGGTCAGGGGTTTTAAACTTAAATGTGAAATTCTGGTGTAATATACGACTCATATTGAGATGCCCAGTTGGTTCATGTGTATTGGGATCTATACACAGTGGATAAACGTAGAATAGACCATTTTTAACTTTGAAGGTCTTGAACCAACCTAGTGAAGGCCTAACTGATGAAGAAGCTGCATAACCAGTGCTCAAGTTCCTAACTGCATCAAAGGATAAAATATCATTGAGTGGAATAAACGTCTGGTTATAATAATTGGAGGATTTGTGCCATATCAAATTTTCCTCTACTATATCACTTGGCGACTTGTATTTGTTTAAGAATTGATGAGACGATAAGTCGTTATGATTACCATTAAATAGTTCTACATTATTGATTTTCATGTTCGCATAATCAAGTTCTTCGTATATATTTGATCTATTGGTTAGATTTTTCCATGCATCGTGTTGAAGAAAGAACATAAACTCTCGAACAGGGTTTTTGAAGTTACACATAAAAGAGTGTTCTTTGTCAATATCATCAGACTTGATATCCTTTTTAGCCTTTTGTGTTTGTGTTATGATATATTCCATTGGTCTCGATTTAAAGAATGCTTTTTCTTCTTCCATTAGATGGTGATAATCTATATTCAATGAAATTCTTTTGATCTTAAGGTTTTCCGAATAGTCTACAGGCATATATGCAGTTTGAAATTCAACAGGTTCTCTCATTTTCACATGCACCTCTAAAGCATGTTTATACATTGCACACACTGGTATTGCGAGATGTGGATGTTTATAGAAATAGAATGGTAGATTTAAGTACAGTGGTATAGTAGACGAAAAATGTGAATTTACATTATATGAGTCTCTATATAGAATGTTTAAATCATCCGTCTCGACTGATCTCAGTTTGAGATACATTGATATATAGTCAGTTGTCAGTCTATCTATATGCTGACCTCCCATAAAAAGGTCTATGTATTCGATATTCGCTCTTATAAACGAATCGTGTACATTTGATGTTATGTTCCTATCTGTAAGAATTTTCAAGGTCATATTTGATATCATATCACCAGATGTTGTGGAGATGGATGAGATAATCGTTTTTCCTCTGTCTGGTTCACCATTAAATGGTATTTCTAAAGTATTGGTTGTAAACTTCGTGTACCGCTTGAAACGATTCACGAAGTAAGACATTTGAGGGCTACCTGTTAAAAGGATATCCTGTAGACCGGTGACAACGATATCAGAACGCCCAGCCATTCCTATAACCTATGGATTTTAATTTTTTAACCAAGTAAGTCAATCTCATGTTCATATGTTTGAGAGAGTAGGATAGTTTTTAGGTCTCGTGTAAATGAAATGAACTGTTTTGGAATGTTACCCCACAATCGTTCATTAGAAACAAATGCATCAACGGCTCCATCTCTCAACAGGGGTTCGAGGAGTGTCCAATTGGGTTCACTGTAACGTATTTTTGTACACCCTCTCGCAAACCTTCTTGAGTATATGTACCATGCCGCAATTCCCTTGTATATGTTTATAGGTTTTTTCCCCTGTTCGAGACACTTCCGAAGGGAGGGTACAACAAAGGTGTGAAACTTGGTGAAGCCATCCATACAAATCCTATCAAGTTCGTCGAGATTGGTTGCGTTTGAGAAACGTTCCTCAACTTTGTCGACGTACTCATAGATATCAAAGGGGAGTTCACCGTCGATAGAAGGAATAATTTCATCATATTGAAGTTGTTTGAAATGGTGACGGTGTGTCGGGTCATTCATGACTTGGTCGAAAGTGTCGTACCCCGAGAGAGCTCCAAGATAGGCCAATGATGTGTGCCCCCCATTGAGAACGCGGATCTTAGTCTCTTCATAGGGTTCTATCTCCTTCGTGATGACAACACCAACTTGTGTCAGGTCTGGAAAGTCTGAAGCGAAGTTATCTTCAATGATCCATTGTCTGTACTCCTCTGTCTGGACGGCATTGTAACCGTAACCAGGGAATCTCTTTTCAACATCTTGACGAAGAGCATCTGTCGTCCTTGGTGTGATTCGGTCAACCATACACGAGGGAAACTTGACATTTTCACGAATCCACATGGCGAGTTCATGTTGGTTTGTGTGATAGAGATATGCTAGGAATTGGGTTTCGAGGGCTAGGCCATTCTGCCTAATGTTGTCACAACATAAGATGGTCACAGGTGTCTTACGGTTCCTGAGACCACATGCCAGGTACTCAAAGAGAGGTGACCCGGGTGCATATCCACTTTCTGTGACTGTGACAGTGATGAGATGAACACTGGGGAGAGTGAGCATGTGTTTGGCAATGGTTCTGTTCTTCGTCCAATCGATGTAGTCGAGATGTGATCTGACAACCCTGTACTCTGATGGGGTCTTTACGACATAGTTATCAATCTCACGGAACCCTTCATTCCTGAGGTTGACAGCAACGATACCCCATCGGAGATCACCGGTCTTTTCCATGTATTCATCTATGTACATGGCCTGGTGCGCTCTGTGAAAGGCGCCATAACCTATATGTACTATACCAGTTTGACATTCAGACTTATCGTACATTCGTTAAGTTACTTAGACAAATTATTATCAATATCTTTAAGGATGAATGATTTGCTTCAAGCAATGCAAATAATTGACAAGCATTCAACTATTTTGCCTGAGGGGGACTACCTCGAATTGTGCAAACACTTGAAGAACGCCTACAATAAGAGGTCAGATCCAGTGTACTTTTTCGATTATGACGACTTTCGAATCCCTCCCATTGGTTCAACCGAGGAGACATATCGATATTTTTACGACTATTACTTCGATAAAGCCCTAAATCTTGATAGTGATTTCATCCAGGGACAGATTACCTATCTTCAAAAGGAGCTGGCAGACGCACAACCAATAAAACGAATTACCAAGAAAATACGACAGAAGGTTTTGATGCATTATCGTCATATCCACGGTTTTGATGAAGATGATATAGATCTCCCACTTACAAAGGTAGAACTTTTAAGGATGTGTAGATCCTATATGGATATTGAGAATGATTTTAGATTCAGGTATCGTACATCTATAGAGAAAAGACTTGAATGGCTTGAAGAATCGGATGACAGGTTAGATGGTGTATAAAGATTTGGAGATCTAAAAAGATAATGTTTGCTATCCAGCCTTTAGCTACATATAAGCCAGTATCGACACACACAAAACGCAATGATAAGCGTTTCAGAATTTATTCTACAGTAACTAAAAATGTCGACCCTTACCGTGAAACTTCCTTACGGTACATGGGGTACGCGAATGAGCTT